ATCGAATCAGATAATGATTCACGTGAAACACCGCATGAAAGTGAAATAGACTGGATAAAAAGGAACGTGCCTGTAGAAGAAGAAAAAGAACCATACACTTTTATTATATCTTTTCTTGTCGTCTGTATCATTCATAGCGGAACATTTTTCAAAGTTTACTTGGAAAGTTTTTAATATTTTATAAGGAGGAATAAAAAATAACCTCACCAAATTGGTGAGGTTATTTTAGTTTTCATACTTAGTTTATCTCGGGATGCCATAAATGCCTAATGTGTACACAGCGTCAAGCGTTGGGTGCGTACTACTAAATGCGTGGTCGATAACATTAGTATTAACCGTGATGTGCGTATCATCAACTATATCCAGTTTGACTGTTATCGTGGACACAGTGTTTGTCGCCCCATCTTTTAAAACCTGTTGACAACCGACATATTTTTTCTTGTCATTTCTATAAGCAAACAAAGGGCTAATTCCAGCGTTTGTTTCAATATATAAAAATCTGTAATTTGTCAAGCTGTCGCTAAGTGCAACACTTGAGTTTTTAACGCTACCTGTCCACAGTGTTGCATCTTTATTCACATTATCGGCTTTAGCACTGGCATTATTAGCGGTCAAAAGTGCGCTGTTGGCTGTTTGCTGTGCGCTGTCGGCTTTTCCATCTGCTGCGGTGGCTGTGTTCTGTGCTGTTTTTACACTCTCTTTTAAACCAGTAACATCTGTCTGCAATGTTGTTATAGCGCTTGTATGTGACTGCACAGTTTTTTCCACTTCGTCAACTCTAGCAATTGCGCTTCCAGCGTTCTGTGAAGCTGTGGTGGCTTTATCATCTGCATCGTGAATACCAGCATCAATTTTACTCATGTCAGAATTGTAATCACCTAAATATGTCGGCTTGTCAGTACCGATATACTGGCTTAATTCGTAATAGGTTGTTTTGTTTGTTGAACTCATAGTTTTAATATCCTCCTTTAATTTATAATTTTTAACGCTGTTTTTGCGTTACTGTCAAATGTGTAAGCGCTTAAGGCTTTAGACTGGAATACTGTTACCGTCAATAATAAAGCGTCAAACTCGCTAGCTGTAATTGGGTTATCAAAATGCAATTCTGCAAGTTTGTAAATTACATCTTGATAAAAAACATACTTACCTGTAAACGGGTCATGCATATATAAGTTGCTATCTACTCTGAATCTTTTTGCACCGTATAAGTCAAACTCTGTACAGTTAATTGATAACCCGTCAAATTCTGTGCAAGTTAAATTTAAAGAATCAAACTCGTTACAAGTCAAAGCATAATATCGTAGATTGTCATACATATCTGCCAGCGCTTGGTTCAGACTCGTTCGATATCCTCTTACAGGGTTTAACACCTCCATGTTATTTGGCACATAGTCGTTGATGTAATCATAGAGTTTTTTAACTTCTGTATCAATATGCGCTCTTGTCTCAGCATTTAAGTCGTATATTAAAATATTCAATGCACCAATCTTATCAAGAAGTTGTGTCTGCACTTTATTGATTTTTTCATCAAGTTCCGTGTCTTTAGCGTCCATATCTTCTCGGATATTTTTTTCTACTTCTGTGATGTGCTTATAGATATCACGGTTAAGTCCGTCAATATAGGCTTTCAACCCAGCAATTTTTTCATCTGTATACTGCTTATATGCGTCTGTAAAGCCGTTAATTGCGTCAATACATTCATTGACTTTATATCCGATATAGCATAAACATTCATAGTAACTTTGTTTATTACTGTATACACTAGGTATATCACAACAAAGTAAAGGAACTAAAGGCTTTAATTCATTTGTCATACATCTCACCACCTTTTTTACCAAACTTTCATGAATAAATCGCGACAAGCTTCTACAAGTTCTCGATTAATGTTCTGAATTTGTTCGCGATATTCTGCAATGGCTTCACTTGTTGATTTTCCTCTTAATCCTATTTCTTTTGTATCTCTGTCTATTTTACTGTCTTTGTTGTCGTTTCCTGTATGTTTATTGTTTGCTGTTGTAGTCGTGTTATTGACAGTTTCGCCTCTGCTCATAGCGCTCGCATAGTCTTGTGTTGCTACGGTAACTTGAGGGTTGTCGCTGTCAATATTTTCATAGTTTTGATTGTTTTTTACTTCGCTTTGTTCTGCATCTGTTGAGTTAGTTGTTGTTTTTTCGTTTCCTTTTTCTGCTTCTGTGATTGTTATATTTACATTTGTAAAAGGGTTATCGTTTTGAATTGCAGCATACAATTTTGTATAATACGGTGTCAATTCATGCATTTTTGACATAAAAGCAGTTTTCCACATTCCTAGAGTTTCAAATCCTATATAATTATTCCAGTATCTAAGTAAAAAATATGTCTTAAAAGTATATAAGTCTTTTCTATCCTCTGAATAAAATGGAAAATCAAAGTCAAAAAATTTGTCTTGTGTTTTATCTATAGTTCTCTCTACTGATAAGTCCATGCTCCATAGTTCTTGGGGTGGGATAAAGCTTTCACAAATATCTTTTACTGTAGTTGTGTATTTACTCAATTTCGTCACCCTCTTTCCCTTTTTGCATATACTTGTCTGGTACATATCCATTCATCATGGTAGGCAACTCACTGTTGAAGTCAACGCTTACATTCAGACCCCATAACTCATTTATAGCGTCCGCACATCTTCTTCTTAATGTTAGTCCTACATTTCTGTTAGCTTCAATCTGCCCGTTGTTCCCAGCTGTCTCGCCAGTGACAAGACGTTCGCCTTTTTCTACAGGATTGCTTTCATATCCTAAAGATGTCAGTACCTGTGACCATAAATCCCTCAACTCCTGTTCACATTTATCCACTATATAAGGCGCGCCCATGTTTAAAGCTTTGATATCCTTTAAATTTAATGAATCTGAAAGTTTTATAATAGGTAAATAATTGTCGTATTCTTCGCCCACTATTTCAAAGCTTAATTTTTCGTTGTCTGAGGAAGAAAGTGCAACGGGCGTACGCTGTGCATACATATTAATACCTTTTGTTTTCCAAGTGTTCGCCATAGCATCTGCATACATTAAAGTCTTATAGTAATATGGCATAGTTGAGTAGTTATTCCATAAGATACAACTATTTTCTTTACCATATTCTTCAATGTATCCATTTGCTGTATAAGCAATTCTATCTTGAGGTATGTTATAGATATCGGGTAAACCCGACAACGAAACTTTCATAAAAGCATAACCAGCAATATTATCTTTTATGAATACGCCAAGTCCATGCCAAAAGAGCGTTTGCTCGATATACATCGGCAATATTTCTTCGGGTAAATTATTCCATTTGTACCTATTTACAAATATATCGAAAATGTCATAAAAGAATATAGCTTTGATTGTTTCAAAATCACTGCTTTTCTTTTTATTGACATTTCGTTCAAAAATTCGCAATGGATTTCTCATTTATACGCACCTCCTTTTAATCGTTGGATAGCCCATAATTCCCTATATCATCAGTATGCCACAAAGTCACGCCATTGTCAAATATATTCCTTAATTTTTTCAACTGGTCTAAATCAATATTTCCCGTAAAACCGCAATGAGAAGTTTTCACGTAGTTCCAATAGGCTCTTGAGTGTAGATAAGGTGACGCAATCTTATTGATTGGATATCCAAATTGCTCGAAAAAGCTGTCAGCCATTTCTGCAAATTGTCTTTTACATGACATTTCATAGAAGTCAACACCACACTCTTTTATTCCTGTCAATACATTTTCTGATAACGCTTTTCCATGTGTTACTCCTACATTTCTTGCCCTGTCTGTCTGATTGGCTAACATTCCAAGAGCGTCCCAAAAAGCATTCGTCGTTTTGCCTAGACCGTTAAGACCTCCCTGTAAACTTCCACCAGCCAAACCAGCTATCGCCGTGCCTGTTCCTAGAGTGGCATCGACAGCGGTATGAACTTGAGATAGAGCGATAGAACTTTTATTTTGTGCGAGCCATGCCCGATAAGTGTCGGAAGAAAAAGAACACATCGGAAAAGAAGAGTTAACGAGTGCTTCGCTCATTAGTCCATGCCCTAGTTCTTCACGCGTCTTATAATTTTTAGGCGTTGTTAGAACTTGCGGTAGAGTTGCAATTGTACCATAGCTGTCGAACTCAATAGAGTTATCACGGTTATAGCTGTACTCATATCTATAAATATGTGTGTTTCCTTGGTTGTTATCGGCTAGACAGAATAACCAAGGGTAAGAATATAACTTTTTGTTTTTTGGTTTATAACCCTCAAAAGCATTGTCAGAAATTTGCATACTTGTAATTTTAGGTTTTATCTCTTTTCCACCTAATGCAAGTGTGCATAATTTAGGAGACATAAACAGACCGATAACTGCATCTTGCGCCCCTTGATTATTGTAATCCTCTAATAACGCGTTAATCCCTTTTAGTCCCTCTTCGGTTGTGACATCATAATGTCCAATACTGCCCCAACAGTACACACCATTTTCAACACGTCCCTCAAACCAACTTTGTTCCGCTGTTCCTCTTGTCACAAAAGCGCAACATTCTGTTGGTGTCAAGTCTAATTTTTTGTGTCGTGACACAATTGTTTCGCCTGTTTCAATATTTACGGGCGTGAGATTTGCTCCTATCGAATCTGCACTTCTTGGAATGTGATGATACTCTACAAAACAAGGCTTAATATTTGCTTCGTAAAAGTTGTTCTGAAACACATCTAAAGAAAAGTTGATTCTAGTTGTTTTTTCAGAGAGCCACTCAATAGAGTCAATAAAGCAAAACACCCATTCATTAGAAATACCGCTATTCTGAAAAGCTAAATAATTAAGATTAAGAGCTTTCATCTCTGTGAACGGTACTCGTATATCATAGTTTCCTATTTTAATCGGTGCAAGGTGCGACAAGTCAACTCCGTTGATGTGCTTTCGGTACAACTCTAAATGATTTAATAAGTCCTCTTTTGAATTATATAGTCTAACATGTTCGTATTCGTCCGACCATGGTACACCACTATACAATCTTAATTTTGTTTCAGGGTCGCGCGGTGCGACCCCTCCTTGAACAGGTAAATTTATCATAGATAACTACCTCCGTTAATTATGACGCTTTGGTGAAACTTGCTGTTTTTGTAATTGTTTCATTTGGTCTGTAAATCGCTTTTAATACGATAGTTCCTGTCTCGTCCGCTCCCGTATGAAGTAAATGTGTCCCCGGGATAACGTAAGTCTTTGCAGAGATAGCACCACTTTCAACCTCAAGAGTAACTAAATTCTGATGATATGTCCCTGTACCCCCCGCCACAGTAACCTCTACTTTTTGTGTTTGTCCCGCCGTGTAAGTTCCAGCTGCGACACTAAGTGTCGGCACATCAACAACTGTATCGGTCGTAAAGACTCGAATTGGGTAGAATGGGCTTGCGCTTACCATTTCCACCTGTGTATAGAAGTAATTCCATGATAAGACATTTGCGAGTCGCTGGTCGCTCATTTCTTTGAACTGGTCGCGTACGTTGAAAAATCGCACATCACAAAGTACACCCTGAATCGCACTATTTGCAAATTTATCTACAATGACCGTCTGAACCTCCACGTCTGCTTTGTCCATATGGAACGCATAGGCTAAAGCGTCAACGCTAATCTGTGCATTTACTTCTGGCGTTGTAATCCAAATCAAATTTGTTGGCATAGCGTGGGACGTTGCACCAGCTGGGTTATTTTCTGGCAATGGGAAGCCAAATTCTCCAACTGCTCTTTTGACCTCAATCAATAACTTTTTCGCTGATGCTTCATCAACAACCGCGCCAACGGTCACTGCTGGAAGTACTTTTTTTTCATATCCGACATTAATCAAATCACGCATAGCGAGATATTCGTCCCAGTTCGCGCCTGTGATAGCGCTTTCCATTTTTGCCATAATCATATCACGGATACCATACTCGCTTGTAAAAGCTTTTCTCAAGTTGTCATAAGTAATCGTAACAGGGTACTGAATCTCAAGATTGACATTATGGAATACGCTCATGATGTAAGACTGGTACTGCTGAAAGGCGAATTTAAAATCTGCCTGTGAATCATAGACGCGTCCTTTACACATATTAACATATGTTTCTTCATGTGTTTCTCCGTATCGCATCGGCTCTTTTTTGAAACGTGCTAATGGGTTTCTCCATGCAATACTGTCTACCGTCTGCATACCGATACGATTAATTAATGACGGTACAATTTCATTTCGAACAGGAGCAAAATTCAGAATGTTATCATAGACAGTCTGTAAATTGTCTGAGACTTCTACGGGCAAGTGGTTCTGGACTTCAAAAGAAAGTTCTTGTTTCACTGCTTTTAAAATGTTTTTATTTGTTGCGTCTGCCATTGGTTAAAACCTCCTTTACTCTGTTTTACCATTAAAGTCCAAATCTTCAACGGTAATTTTTTCTTCTGTTTCGTCTTTCTTTTCTTCGCCGTCTGCATTAGTAGCAGATTCTTTCATGCGCTCTTTAAAGCGCTTTTTGTACTCGGCTTCTAACTTTAGATACTTGTCTTTCCATTCGCTGTCTAACTCTCCATCCCTTTCGTTCTCGTAGTTCTGTAAGACTTCAATAGCGTCACCGTGTTCCTCCACGTCTGCTACAGCGTCAATTAATTCGCTTAATGCTTCATTGTAATCCATATAATATTTTACCTCCTTTATTTAGTGTCACCTTTTTACAGATTCTATTATATCACCAAGGCAAGAAAAAGTAAAGTGGCATTTTTGTTTTTCGTATATGTGGGTGGATTGGATATGGGGATAATGTCTGTAGATAAGCGTACCATTTTAGCGCGTTCTTTTTCCGTTCCTCTTCTTTTTCCACCCCAGCACGCTCGAAATTTTTTAAAAAAACAGATGCTAGATAATCTGGCTCTTTTGTAGACTTTCGGAACTCTTCCCATGATATCGGGTATCTCGTAGTCTCTATCCATTGACCACTACTAACTGTTTCTTCATCAAGCCATATGCACTGGTAATACCCGTCTGTGATATCATAACCATGAGCATTTGCCCAGTCTGTGTAGACTGTTGCTGGTGTCCACTGGACTAAACCATATCCGCCATTATAATTTCCCTCTTTTAGCGACTGCCATAGTTCAGGGTTAATATTAGATTCTATCTCCATATTCCCTAACATTCCAGCTATTGAATTGAGCGTAAAATCTTTGAAAAACATTGTACTGTAAAATACATATGCATTATTTTTCATTTCATCATCTGTCAAATAACGGTTTCCATGAATCCACTCTAGGGGCATACCAACACTATCGCCATAACGATATATCTTTGTCCATGCGGACGGTTTTGATGCATAAGAATTAATGCTTACTTGGTCGGGTAATGGGTAGCGTCCACTGTGTGCTCCCATGGTAATACCGCCATTTCCTGTGCCTCCACCTTGATAAACCATCTCTGTATGCCCACTACGCCACACAATATCCCCAGCTTGCCACGCTTCATTAATGTTAATTTCTTTGAATCCAGCTTGTAATAAGTATCCCTCTTCTGTCCTTGTGGTGAACCATGGGTTCGAGGAAAAGAACCCGGCTTCTGTAAGTGCTTTTGATATGAAAGAGCTACAATCATAATAAGTAATACCGTTCACGGTCTGCCCTCTACGATATTGTTGTGAATAACCAATATTAGGTGCATTGCAAGCATTGACCGCCCACTGATACGCTACATTGATATTTGGCATTTTACTAACCCCCCTTAAAATGTTCCACGTGAAACATTTTTGTTCCACGTGAATAATCATTAAATCATGTATAACATATCTTTTGCGTAAACGATTTCAATTCCACACGCTCGCGCCAGTCCTCCACCAAATGTTCCAGGGTGTTCCACCCCGTTCGGATTTTTTCCCTGTAATAAACATAAGATTTCAAGAGCTGTGACTAAGTACTGTGTTTCCCCTCGCCTTACATAATGCCGTCCAGCTTTCGCTTTTGTCTTTTTGCCTACAAGTCCGTCCTCTGCAATCGTGCGACCGTAATCCATGTTCATAGCGTGTTGCACCACGCGTACTGCCATTCTTTTCGTATTTCTCCCAACAATACCGTCAACCGCGATTTGAACACCTGTAAAATTAATAGCGTGCTGTTGTCCTATGGCAATCAATTCATTTCTTGGGGTTGCGTGCGTTGGTGGACTCTGTGGAACATCGGGTACAGGATTTGAAGCTCCATAGTCTTTATAAACGTGGTTAACATCACATCGTCCATTAATACCGTCGACCGTGCCGTTACTGGAATACTGCCAAATGTCTACATTGTCTACACCTAATACATTCGCATAACGAGCAATCCATAAGTCATAACCCCAAGTCTCCCCTATGTAATTTTCGTACCATGATTTGCTGGCGTAAATCCCAGCTTTATATCCATGTGTCAGCATAGCATCGCAAAAACGCTTTGCATTATGCTTTGCTACAGACTGTGTTCCTTTTTCCTCGCTGTCGAAAAATACAGGCAGATTAGGGATGTGACCCTGTAACAATCTAAGGCAATGATTAATTTCACCCTCGATTCTATCTGTTGTTTTTGCGTATGAATAGAAATAGACACCGTACGGAATATCCAATCGCTCGCATTCACTCACGTTTCTATCCCATTGTTTGTCGTCTTGTGATGTCATATCTTGTCCATAACCGCATCGAATAATCACATAATCGACAGCGTTTTTTAATCGTTCAAAATCAATAATCCCATTATGATAGGAAATGTCAACCGCTTTTTTACTCATGTTTGATATCCTCCTTACTATCAAAAATGTCACAGATACGTTGTAACGCTAATGTGTTATTGTTCAGTGCGTTCGTAATATCTGTCATTTCTTCCTTGTGTTCTTCCGTCATTCTTTCAATTTTTTGGTCATTTTTGTCCTCTCTGTACTTTACATACCACATGGACGCACACGCAACCACGGTCGGAAGTCCTAAACTATTAATTAATGTGATAACTTCATTTGCCATGATATCACCTCCTTTTTTCTAACATAACACAAATAGAATCAATTGTAAATAAAAAAATGTTTCACGTGAAACATTGTTCGCGTGAAACATTTTGTGTACGTTACAAAATAATCAATGCAAAGGGAACGCAACGCCAAAAAATTGATATCAGACTACTTGTCTATGTGCGTGTATATCAATAACAATGCTCGTATTATTTTGGGTACAATATTATGATAACATATATCATTTGAAATGTCAATGTTTCACGTGAAACATTAAAAGGATATTACGTCAAATATCATGTTCTTACAATCCAAATTTTCAAACAAAAGCAACCCTCTGTTAAAATATTCGCGTAGCATTGTAACAATGTAATGGGTCGAGTTAACTCGTATAGCCGTATTATCTATCACATCAGTTTTCGTGAAACATATACGTGTCGGGAAGCTTTCGTCTGCACCCATTGATACGTATAAACATGCATCGTATTTTCTAACATTATACAGATTATCGTTAAATTTAATTGTACAAATATAACGTGATTGCCCCGAGGGTTTACCAATCAAACATTCATTATCGTTTAAATATTTATTTTCACTGGCGTATTCATTATAACTAGCGTGCTTAAAAGCTCGCGCAATGCCACTTTCTTTATATGCCGTTGATGCATTTTCATTATAAGTTCGTTCAAACACCCAACCATCACCACGTAAAAATTTAGTGTCTTTTTTTAACATTTTGTTTATGCCAAATTCCTTATAATAAGGGTTCAATAACGATACTGTGTTTGATGCCATATATAAAATTACTCGTCTATGTTGTTTACCATGACCAGAACTAATTGTGGTGCATAACGATAATAACTTATTTACTTCATTTGGCAAATATATATTATCTTCATCTTGATACTCATCAAAAAATATAGAGCGTATATTGACAAACAGTCCACGCATTTTTTTATATTTTCTTGCAACATTTAAAGCCAAACAATAACCGCATGGATCTTCATTGATAAATAACTGTACTAATGAACCTCGCATTAAACGCTTTTCAGTCATAACATAACCGTCAAATGCTTCCGCGATATCGCCAAAATAGGTGTCTGCACACTCTGTCATATCAATAACATTTCGGTATAGATAAATGAACTGGTTTTCTGGTCTGTATTTATCCTTTAAAAAATCAGAAACTTGTCTGCATTTAATGGAGTAACTTTTTCCCGCTGTTCTGTTACCATCAACAATATATATATCTGGCGTTTTCCCATATTTATCTTTCATGGTTAATAATCTCTCACAATGATAATAATCATCATCAAACATTTTAACACCTCCATTCATGTTTCACGTGAAACATTTATTTTATAAAAGGGGTGGCATATATCCACCCCTTTAGAAGAAGAGAATTAAAATGGTATTCTCGCGACATCATATTATAAATTTGATGTGTCCAGTGTGCAATTGATATAATCGCGTCCAGCTTTTGTCTTTCCGCTAATTTTAATGATAGAAAATTTTTCACCGTCCATAACACTTTCAATATCTTTCAAAGACTGCCTAAAGGTTGCGGACTGTCCAGAGTATACTTTTTTGTCTGGTGTGATAATGCTCACAAGCTCCTGTGTGTCTCCGTTATCTTTAATATCAGTAAAGATAAGATATCCGTCAACTGGAATAGATTCCCCGTCCTCGATATTTTTTAATGACTCAATACCTGGTGCTGTAGTCATAAGATATTTTTCTACCTTTGTAAACTCTCTACTCATTTCTTTAATTTCTACCATAGTTATTTACCTCCGGTTTTTTCCTTTTTAATCTTACTTTTTCATTTTCTGCAACTCTGCTTCTGTGACAATTTTTTCGCTCTTGACATCTGAATTAAGTAAGAACTGTTCGTCTGTCATAACACGTTTCTCTAATTTGAATTTAATATCCAAAATGGAAACAATATCGCCCTTGTACTGTTTTTCAATCAAGATTTCTGCTTTGTCTCTTGTCTTGCAATTTGGCAATTTTTTGTCAAAGCAATCTTTCTTGATTTCACCAGTCTCATTATCTTTGTAGATTCTTTCTAGAGATACCTCCGCTGTAACTAATGTCCTTGTAAACATCTTGTTTTCCTCCTTTTTTCTGTTTCTTTGAGTGTGAATTGCAATGTAATATGTTTTATTTATTACATTATTATAATAACACAACGCTAAAATATAATCAAGTATTATATCATAATTTTTTTATCTTTTTGAGCGTGGATTTTAAAGTCTTTATTTCTTAATACAATACCACCATTCACGCGCTCTGCCTTTAAGTTGCAAGACTCCATATTCAGACCTTGAGATAACTCTGAAATATTTTTTCCCTCTTCAATAAATTTTTGCTTGGCTTGGCTACTCATGCCACACGCTTTTATATCAAGATAAGGCTCACAAGGCTCGTGGTTCTCTTCGACTATATGTTCTGCATAAGTTTTCTGGCGTTCATAATAAGCGAAATCAAATGTACTCTCGCATTTCCAGCAGCAAAAATTAGTTGGATGCTCTATAACCTTGTTCGCTTTGTCAAGTCCTATCAAGTGTATGGAATCCGTGTCAGCATAACAAAATCTGTCATAATTTGCCATAGCATGACGGATTGTAAAATTCATGGCATATGAAGTAATAGCACAGCCTATAGGTATATAGCCGACTTTCTTCTCATGTTCCTCGTGCAAGATAAATCTAATAATTCCATCTTCGTCAAGATAAGGCTCTTTATACGAGGAATTATCCGACATGGCAAATTTTCCGTAAAGATTATTTAAAAAGAGCTTCGCTTTCTGCCTTTTAAAACCTTTTGAAGTTCTCTTTTCTTCTCCGTATTTATCTATGTATTCGTCAAAAAAACCCTCTCTCGCGTAAAACCATACATAATCATAAATGACTAAATCATAAATATCATAAGTTTCTTGGAACAACTGCCAATCAGTACAAGTCATAGTAAGAGTAACATTGGTATCATGCATCTGTCCGTCAATATCACGATAATACCGATAATATTCACCCTTATATCTAATATTCGAACTGTATAAATTTTCATTCGCTTTATACAAGGCACTCTGTCTAATATGCAACCATGGGAACGCTCCTTTTTTAAGTTGAAATCTACAATTGAAGCGGATAAAAAAATATTTATTGGTAGAACTTATAAGTTCATCGGGTGGTACTCCTCTGTGATATTCGCCATGTCCGAACGGATATTTATTTCCGCTAACGCTATGCATCATAGATGGATACAAAGAATTTACGTCAAGCACTAAACCCCAACCAACTACCGTGTGCGCATATTGGGGATTTACATAGCACCAACCACCATGAAATGCCTTATGAACATAATCCCACTGATTCCATACGCCTGTTATTAATTCATCGAGATAATCTTCTCTGATATCGGGAAACAACTTATCATATTGTTTACCACCATAAAACCTTTTAAATTCAGATAAACAACATGAACCTATAGTTAGTTTATCGTGCTTTTCATCAAACATCATTTCTAATGCTTCTTTTAACACTAACACATCATTTTCAATATATTTCTTTTCACTTTCTGTTATTTCGCAATAAGCGTACCTTTCACCCTCATAATTCATGTCTAATTTTTGGTGTTTTGTGCCAAATGATTTCCCGATGTTTTTCAATGAGGAGGGCATAAGCTTTAAAGAGTTTCGAATCTCCAAAAAAGTCTTATTCCATTTTAATTTAACCCAGTACCATGAACCCATATCGGATATACAGGTTTGAAATTCTTTTGACTTCATTTCTTTATCTTTACAGTGCACCCAACGCCAACCCTCTTTTAACAGAAAATCAATGATGAATGAACCGTCAAAAGCGAGGTTATGAAAGTACAATATATTATTGCCTTTCATTGTCAAAAACCTGTTTAAAAAATCTCTTATCGAATGAGTTATTGTTACAGTTTCGGTATTGTCATATAAAGCCACATCAGCCGCACTCCATACTTCTGTACTGTCTTGTTTTTTACCTTTTTCTTGCTCTACTTTTTCACCCCACACCGTTGTCTCAAAGTCACAAGCCCAAAAGGTTATTTGCTTTTTTCGTGGCATTTATACTCACCTCTTTTTTATTCACTCTCAATAACAATATCTTGTTCCTGTAGAAATTCGTGAAAATCTTCTGTAGAACTAAGAACGCCCATTCTTTGCAAAATATTCCAAAACACAGCGTCAACCGTAGCTTTATCCATGTATGGCTCTGTTGGAAATGCTTCTGGTTCTTTTGCGTATGTATATGCAAATAGTGACCTTTCTTTATTTGACGCGTTAGCTAATAAAGCATCTGTTTTTTGTCTTAACCAATATGCTGTTTTTGGTACAAAACCTTCTAATGAATCATACCATGAACTAATAATAGCTTCATAGTCTAATACAGGTGTTGTTTCAATAACTATTATACCCGTCCTTTGTAGCTTTTTCAATTCTTCAACCGTAGTATAACCTTGTATTCTAGCATATTCCTGGTCTTGCGGAGTTAATTTTATAAAAACTCTGTTTCTTTCAAGAGCGTGTTTACGTCCATATTCTTTAGAAGTTATAGCCTCGCCAGTAAGCATATCAACAACCGTTGCATTTTTTCGTATTTCTTTTGCAGTCTGCTTTTTAATTCTATCAATTGAAACTTGCTTTGGATTTTTTACTCGCTTAATTATCTCTACTTGTACACCTTGTTTCTGTTGATTTCTAACACGAGCTAGATATTTAGTGTATTCGTGAGAATATTCTTTTTGAATAGTCTCCGCTTTTGTTTTCTTCTTTTTTATATGCTTATTCGCCATCTTTTAGTCACCCTCCTTTTGCACTTTTCTTAATAACAAGCCATGTGGGACGCGCGTATATTCAATACTGTCTCCCGGGTGGATGTCTAAATCGCGTATCGCTTCTTTTGGTATCATGACGCGAGCGGTGTAGCCGCCTGTGCCACCTTTTGTAAACATTACTTTGTAACGTAATAATTGATTTGTTAATTTTGCCATGTTCTTTCCTCCTTATAAAATATTAAAAACTTTCCAAGTAAACTTTGAAAAATGTTCCGCTATGAATGATACAGACGACAAGAAAAGATATAATAAAAATGTTGCCATAATAATGGCAGATAAAATACATAAGAAAGAGGATATCTTTTCTAGTTTAGTGTATGGTTCTTTTTCTTCTTCTACAGGCACGTTCCTTTTTATCCAGTCTATTTCACTTTCATGCGGTGTTTCACGTGAATCATTATCTGATTCGAT